TCCCATTCAAAAATACCAAAACTGGTATTGCTGGTATCTAACCAGTATGAACCGCCTGCTGGAGGACCTTGAGGTGGACTTGCTTGAGGAGCCAATGATGATAAATCAAATGGAGCTCTAATTACGTTTACTTCTGAGCTAACGCCTAAAACTGAATATGCGGCTTGTAAACCGTATTCGTTCAATTCGCCTGCGTGTATTGGATTATTGTTAGCATCTACCGCAAAATATGGAGTACCAAATGTGTCTGTTAGATCACGTTGACTTGTTATTTTCCATACCTGTCCGTCGTATGCTTTAGTGGTACCAGGGGCTGTGCCTGTACCTGATGAATTCTGTTTGTTTGCGCCAGTAGCAACAAATATTAGAGGAACCGTTGAAGGTGCTCCTGGAGTGTAAAAACTCTCGTTAAGTATGCTTACTGATACGCCTGGTGAATTAAGTGTAGCCATTCTATACATTCTCCCATGTAATGGTTGTTCATCAGTATTTAGTGGTTATACCAAATTTCTATTGGTTAAATACCTATGAAAAGGGTGCAAAAAGGGCGGGTATGGTACGATCTCTATGTAAAAAGTGCGGCAAAAGACCTGTTGCTATTAATTATCATAAAAATGATAAAACATTCTACAGGCGTACTTGCGACCATTGTGCAAATAACCGATCTAACGGTATGCCAAAATGGGAGTTGTCTGGGTATAGACTAAAAGACAGTTGCGATCGGTGCTCATATTCTAGCAAGCACCCTGAACAGTTTGACGTTTATTATATCGATGGAGACCCTGATAATTGTAGGTCTACAAATTTAAAAACAGTATGCGCTAATTGCCAGCGCATACTGCACAAGCTCAAGCTGCCATGGAAACGGGGTGATCTTCGACCAGATTTTTAATCTGATTATACAGGTCGTCGATCGTTGTGTCATTAGTTACAATAACATCTATCGGACTTCCAACCCAAGCAGTTTCGCTAGCATGGATCCCTAGCTTTTCAATTTTACTTTTACTCAATGCCCAACTAATATTTCCTGCAGGTCCAGCATTCATGCTTTCCGCGTCTTTATACCACACAGGATCATCACCACGCTTGATTCGAACTACCATACCGCCGGCATTATGGATCGCTTTGATTTCATTAGGAAAGCGCACATCGCTAATAACGATATTATCGCCTGTTTTACGCATTTTGTTTTCTAAACTAGCGATCCAGATATCATCATGGAACCCAGTACGACAAACTTCGGTACCCCAATATTGTAGGATCCAGCGGGGAGTTAAATTAGGCATGCCCAGTCGTTCTGCCCACCACGGATCTACTTGCTCTCTCCACTCACGTGCTTCTTTTGTACGACCTTCGAGCAGTACTCTATCCCAGCCGAAGACTGCCGCACAGGCATCTTTTAGTGTGTTTGCGAATGAGTCGCGTCTAAATCCATGGAAATTTACAAGATAGTCCGCGGCAGTATCTTTGCCGGAACCAATGAAACCTACAAAGCCAATAATCATAGTATCCCCCGAGTGATACATTATTTTATTACAGCTTTGTTACGAAGTCAATCTTTTTTGGCTTTTTTATCTTTTGAATTCCAGCTTGATACTGGACTTTGGGTAGTAGTGTCGCTTGGCTCAGAACTTTTCTTAGAAGTTAATCTAACTTTCTGTGCACCAAACATTTTTGATGTGCTATCAATGATGATGTCATCTGCATCGCTATAACCAATCGTTACTGTTTTCAATCCTGTCGGACCAGCAAGATCCATTGGATAATCAGGCATACCTGCCATCGCTACTCCATAACGATATGCTTTATAACCACTGCTATTATCTAGGTCTGGATAGAAATGTGCGTTAGGCAGTGTTGATTCTTGGTCTGCTAACATACCTTTTCGGCCTGCCGCATCTGCTGATTCTAATAATTCTTGAATTTTCATTTCTTATCCTCTTACGAACCACATAGGTGTTTCGCCTGTCTGACTATTTAATATCTCTAGCTCTAGCTTCTCGATTGCATCGGCACCTTCTTGTTTGAGTGCTGTACCGTTTAACTGTGTGCCACCTTGTGGGCTAGCGATAGTACCAAACTTTTCACGTGCTTCGCCTAAGATAATTTTACATTGTGCAAGTGTGTAGTCTTTGAGCCAAATACCTGCGTATGGATCTTTTACGAGATCGAAATCTGGACGATGGTTATTGACCCATAACAATAATGTTTCTTGTCCTCTTGGACGTTGCATTAGGGTTATTTTTTTGTTAGCTGGATTAAAACGGAAGTTGATAAAACTACCGAACATTTTACCTACTAGATTCTGATAGCTAGCAAACGCAAAATACGTTGCTAGTCCACCCATATTACTAGAACTTAACAGATATGTATTTGTATAGGCCAAATTGAACGGCTCAAATAACGTACCGGTATCCCCACCGCCTGTTCTAGATCCGATACTTCTACGGAAAATTTCGCGGACACTCATTACTTCCGGTGCCAGGGTATATTCGTTAACATCTTGATCGCAAGTTAGGAAGCAATAGCTCTCTTCAACGCTATTTGAGCTACGTTGACGATATTTTGCCAGGGCACGATCTATAGCAGTTTGGTAGTTTTTTGGCTCGAGTTCAACATCAACCATGCCGTCACCCAGCATATTTTTAACGTATTCGATGATTTCTTGGCGAGCGTTTTCTGTATCGGTCATAACTATATTTAGCCTATAAATACACTACTATGCCAAGACTCTCTCTTTACCGTCCTGAAAAAGGCAATGATTTCAAATTCCTAGATCGTGTTATTAACGAGCAATTTCAAGTGGGCGGTACTGACATTTATATACACAAATACTTAGGTCCTGTAGACCCGTTGACAGGGGAATCTTCACCCGCTACACCTGTTAACGGAAATTCAATAAGCGAGCTAGGAATACAAGACGTGCTACTCATGGAAAATCGTGATAGGCACTATGATCCTAATGTTTATATTTGTAGGGCAATTTACACAATGCAGGACTTAGATTTTAATCTAAGTCAGTTTGGTATTTTCCTTACGAACGACAACATCATGATTAACATACACCTGCGTTCCAGCGTTGAGTTGCTAGGCCGTAAGATAATGAGCGGTGATGTAATCGAGTTACCTCATCTAAAAGACGAATATGCGCTCAATGATGCGATGGTGGCCCTAAAACGATTTTATGTTGTTCAAGATGTGACCCGTCCTGCAACAGGTTTTTCACAAACATGGTATCCACATCTATTAAGACTAAAATGTACTCCAATGGTTGACAGTCAAGAGTTCAAAGAAATCCTTGATGAAGTACAAACAGACACCCAAGGTAATTCTACAAATCAAACACTGCGTGATTTGCTGTCGACATACAATCAGTCTATCGCTACAAATAATGCTGTTATTGCACAGGCAGAATTAGATTTGCCTACGTCGGGTTACGATACTACACCGTATTTTATTACTCCGTTGAATGAACAGGGATTACTAGATATCGAAGATGTTAGTGATACTAATGTTGATGTTACTTCAGAAGGCACTATTGATGCTTCTGTTGTGCTACGTACTCCAGATAAAAATTTATATGTTGGTTACTTAACCGAAGACGGAATTCCGCCCAATGGTGCTCCATACAGCTTTGGTATCGAATGGCCAAGTGATCCTATCTTAGGGCAATTCCATTTGCGTACAGATTATTTCCCGAATCGCTTGTTTAGATACGATGGAAAATTTTGGTTATTCTATGAACAAAATGTGCGTATGGAAGTTACTAATACTCCGACAGATAGTACTGCTAACTATCCTAACACGCAAACACGTCAAACAGAAGTTACCAGCTTTATTAACAACACTAATACCGCCACAATCGCAGGAGTGGTGGTCCAGGAGCGTCAAGCACTAAGTAAAGCACTACGTCCAAAGGCTGATAATTAAGGAGTTTTAAAATCGAACATTTCTATGATGGGCAGATACGCCGATACCTAACACAGTTTATGCGTCTGATGAGCAACTTTGCTTATAGAGATGCTAAAGGCAAACTCACACAGATTCCTGTCCGCTATGGTGACATGAATCGTCAGGTTGCACAGATACAAAAATCCAACAGTGAAAACACGATGCCGAGCGCACCGTTTATCGCTTGTTATATCAAAAACCTAGCGATTGCCAGAACTAGATTACAAGAACCTACACATATCAGCAAAGTACAAGTTCGTGAACGTGCTGTTGATTACGACCCGATAACTGGTCAACCCAAGTACCTTAATATGCAGGGCGAAAATTATACAGTAGAACGCTTGATGCCTGTTCCGTATGACTTAACGTTCCAAGCAGATATATGGACAACAAACACAGACCAAAAACTACAGCTAATTGAACAGATGTTGGTGCTATTCCGTCCTAGTTTAGAATTACAAACCACTGACAACTATCTAGACTGGACTAGTTTAAGTACACTTGAGCTAACTGAACTGACGTTTAGTAGTCGTCAGATTCCACAAGGTACAGAACAAGATATTGACATCGCTACTTTGCAATTCTTAACTCCTATATGGCTAACCACTCCTGCCAAGGTTAAAAAACTAGGCATCGTTACAAACATTATCACTTCAGTCTTTGTAGAGGCGCCCGGCACGATTGAGTCTGGTGTATTTGCAGATTATCAAACCACTGATTATTTCGCAGGCAGGGAAGCACAGGCAGTAGATGGTACTAGTGTTGGCAATATGAGCTTGCTCGTCCTAAATGGCACTGCCAGATTAGTTGCGCCAACTGAAAGCGTTAGCAACGATGAAGTACCACTAAAGTATGGTAAAAATATCCAATGGCAGAGGATCTTAGATCTATACCCTGGCAAGTTTACTGCTGGCCTAAGTCAAATAAGATTAGAAAAACCTAACGGTGGTGAAATTATTGCCTATATTAGTCTAGATCCTAGCGACGAAAGCCTGATGCACCTTTCGTTTGATTCAGAAACTATTCCTACTAACTCACAAGTTCCGCCAGATAGTGGTAAAACTTATGTAGATGCGATTATCGACCCTACAACATTTGTACCGAACAATCCTGCTACAGGAATTAGATATCTGATATTAGAAGATATTAACACTAGCCCTGATCTGTTAAGTGCTATGACAGACGGAACTGCCGCATCTGCATGGCGCAATGCTGATAATACATATCTAGTAGCACACGCAAATGACATCATCGTTTGGGACGGCACAGTATGGAGTGTCGTTTTCGATTCTACTACAATCACTGAATTAACTTATATAACTAATGCACGTACTGGCATACAATATGTATGGGACGGTACGATGTGGACTAAGAGCTACGAAGGCGAATATGCTCCACAAAATTGGCGATTGGTTCTATAATACATGAGTAACATAATTTGTAGTGGTGGTTTATTCCTAGCAAAAGACACGAAAAGGTTCTTGTTTTTGCTCCGTAATCAGGGCAAAACAGCCGGAACCTGGGGAATTGTTGGTGGTAAGAATGAACCCGGTGATACTGCCCCCATTGACACACTAAGAAGAGAAATTACAGAAGAAGTAGGGTTCTTGCCTACTATTGATAAGTTCGTACCTTTAGAATGGTACACTAGTAAAGATGGAGAATTTTACTATCACACTTATCTACTATTGACTAAAGAAGAATTTATTCCTAAGCTCAACAACGAACACGTAGGCTATGCGTGGTGTAGTTTAGATAACTGGCCTAAACCATTACACAATGGTGTTCGTGTTACACTGAATAATAAGATTATCCGTGCTAAGATTGATACTGTTTTTGATATCTTAACTTGATTTTTTCTTAACTACTAACAAGTAAAATCCATTCCACCAAGCATTTAAATCTTCCTGATCATTCAATATAATTTTCGAATATAGCACATCCAGGCCCGCGGCTTGTATTCCTGCATCAGTGCCTTCGACTACGCCATCCCAGTTTGCATCATCCATTAGTACAAATGCTTCATCGGCGAATGTTGCTGAAAAATATTTGATAGCGTTCATAGTGTTAGCAAAATCGTGTGGTCCGTCATAGAAGAAAAAATCTACAGGTTCTATCTCGTCACGATTAACTGATTTCATATCAGCTTCGTAAACAACTACTTTGTTTCCGCCCTTGTACCGTTTGACATTAGCGATAAAATCGTCTTTATTATTTGGCGGCATTTCAAATATTTCGTTAGCAGGCTGATATGTGTCTTTCCATGTATCAACACATATAGCTTCTAGTCTGTTATTTTTTAATGCCGCACAAGCAGTTGCCCCTAACGCACTGCCTATTTCGAGATAACGTGTGCTATGACTTGCTAGTTTATTGATAAGTGATTCCATCTTCCAGCTAGTTAGTCCGATGACATCAATGCCAACATTGTCAATGGAACTAGCTAGAACAGCATCAACTGCCTGCTGTACCTTTGGACTTATTTTTTGTTGTTGTTTTTTACTTACAATTTTGTCGCAGTATTGACATTCCCAGCAATCAAATTTGCAATTTTTAATTTTGTCTCGCCAGATGTTAATTGGTTTTTCAACTAAGTTTGTATCTTCGATGTAATCTTCAAAATCATCAAACAAGATTTCCTCGCCTGCGACATACTTTTCAACTATACGCAGAGATTCGTTTAGTCTATCAATGCTTTCGCGGCCGTGCATCTTAAACACATCTACACCTAAATCTAAGAATTCTTCCCAATCTGCTCTCCAAGGCGGCAAGTTGGCTGTTTTTAAAGGCACTGAACTGTCCTCGTGATCCCACTTAGGACAACTTACACGACTAATCGCATCGGCAAAATATTGAGGGCGAGTCTTGTCTCTAGTATTGTTAAAATGATAATGTTCATCCATCATAGGACATGCCCCGAGACATCCTTCGTTTGCTAGCAAACTAATAGCAACATCTCGTCCTAGATTTTCTTTGACCCATTCCTTAGCTGTTTTCAATCTTAATAGAGCATCTCTATCACGCATTAAATCTCTGTCGATACAGATATAATCAAACCCTGCCTTAGCGTGAGCTACGAATTCTGCAGGAGTCCTGACATTGCGCAAGATCGTATTTTTAATATACAAGTCCGGATAACGTGCTTGTATTTGGCCAGTGGCTAAC